TCTGCTTGCTCTGGTAAATCATGGGCGCCTGGCCAGCAAACAGGATCATATGGTTGCGCCCAGTGGGCTGAAAGCCAGTGGTGATGGCTGACGCAGCAATCACATAGATTCCAGCCTTAGTGATGGTCCACCCTGTGGCGCTGGCCTTAGTCAGCGCGGCACCATTAGGGCTGGCAGCCTGCCACTGGATCGGATTGCTAGTGCCGCCAGTCAGCGGCTGCCCCACACAGATGGACTTGCTATATACAGCGTCGCCATCAATGGCCTCAGCCAGTGCCTTAATGGCATCATCGCCATCCATGACCCGATCGGTGCCAACGGGGTAGGGATAGCCCTTAGTGGTGGTTGCCATGGTGGTGCCTTTCCTCAGCGGTAACTATCCCAGGTTTGGGTGGGTGCTATCTGGTCCCATCGCAGGGTGGCTGGCTGGTCATTCCAGCGCCCAATATTGATGGGTGGGCCAAAACAGGCAGCGCTATCCCAGGTCATAGCTGGGTCTAGGTCATCCCAGCGCCAGGAAGGGGCCAGGTCATCCCAGCGCGGTGGTGGCACGGTGCGGCAGTAGCCAGACACCACTAGCTCTATTTCATGGGTGCCCCAGGTCAGCGATTCTTTCCACCCCTCCACCCACAGATTCGCGCTGGTGGGTGCGGTGCCCAGCGATGGCAGCCCTGTCAGCGATAGCAGGTCATGCATATCCAGACCCAGCAGCGCGTCATACCGCACTGGGTCTAGCCCTGGCACATCCACTGGCAGAGCTGCCATCAGCCACACTGGCTGGCTGTTGCGAGCTAGCAGCAGCTCACCCTGCGCCTGTGCGTCTGCGAGGGCTGCCAGCTCAGTGCTGCTGCTGAATGCGTAGGTGCCCCACTGGGTGATGCTGGCTGCGTTACTGGATGTGTAGCGCGCCTGCTCGCCACCCTCTGGTGGCTCTGCCCCGTAGCCAATAGAGACGCTGTTAACCAGACCCTCTAGGGTGCGCCGCCAGGTGGGGGTCACCAGCAGGTCACAGGCATCTAGCGTCAGCTCAGCGAGCGCGCCGCGCCTGTGCGCTGAATCGGCATACCGCACCTGGCCTGAGCGCGTCTGCCACAGCACCCCTGTGCCATCCACAGCGGCAGCCTGGGCCACCCCCAGCGCCTGCTGCGCGTCCACATCCCTGGGCAGTAGCTGCACCGTGCCTGGGTCGCTAAAGGCAGGGTCAAGGGTGATGCCAGCAGCAGCCAGCACCCTGGCGACGCGCGCCCCATCCAATTCCTGTGGGTATGGCTCATCACCCACCACGCGCCTGCCTAGGTCAGCCAGGGAGCTGACAGCCACTATCTGGCCCACCCCACTGTCAGGGGTGTCAGCGCCTGCCTCATCCCAGCCCAGCGCCAGGTCAGTGACGCGCCCCACGAAACGCTCAAAGGTGGCTGCGGTGGTCTGGGTGGTGACCACTACAGCGGCGCCCACATCCACCACAGGTGGCAGCAGCTCGCTGGCTGCGTCCACTGTCAGGCTGATGGTGGCTGAGCTGGCCTCTGGCTGGCTGCTGCTGTCATCCCTGCCGTGGCTGACGCTCACTGAATCCACTAGGCAGGAAATATCAGCGCCACCCACAGTGACTGTGTGCAGACCCACCATGGCTCACACCGTGCCTGGGCGCAGGCCAGCACCGCTGGTGCCCATGCGCCTGTCATGCGCAGCCAGGATGCGGCGCACCTGGCGCGCGGTGGCCTCAGGGTCAATGGCGCCCTGAATCACGATGGTCAGCCCAGCGCCCTGGCTGGCAGCTCTAGGCGCCGCTGTGGGCGCTGCCAGGCCACGCGCGGCAGCAGTGGAGACAGGCGCCGCCACGGTGGTGCTGTTGAGGCCAGGCAGCTTAGGCAGGCTGATTTTGGGCACCTTAATCCTGCCCAGCCAATCAATCAGCGAGCGCACCGCGCCCACCACTGCGTTAACAGCGCCCTCCACAATACGGAAGGGGCCAGAGAGGGCTGAGGCCATGCCGCTGGCGGCGCGCTTTAGCGCGCCAAACACACTCTCCCAGACGCGTTTAATGGCGTTAGCCACCGCTGTGACTGGCCCACTGATGGCACGGAAGCCAGCCACCACTGCGTTACGCACCACGATGCTGGCAGCTTTGATGGCCCAAAACACTACGCGCCAAATCTGTTGCACCACAGCGCCAACCACGCGCGCCACCGCTGCTATGAGCTGAAAGCCTAGGCGCACCGCTGCAATGAAAGGGCGCAGGGCTGCCGACAGGAAGCGCCACACAGCACCCCAGACAGCTTTGACAGTGTTAGCCACAGCCACCGCTGCTGTTTTGATGGCGCCCCAGACAGCCATGACGATGGTTCGGAATGTCTCAGATTTCTTCCACAGCAGCACCACAGCGCCCACCACCAGCAGCACCGCTGCGATAACCAGCAGGATGGGCCAGAGGGCAGCCAGCCAGGCCATGGCGGTGGCGCTCGCAGCGATGGTGGTTACCGCTGTGTAGATGCTCATAGCGGCATTGAGCACCAGCACTGCGGCAGCCACGGTGGCGATAACGCCAGCGATAACCACAAACAGGGTGCTGTGTTCCTGAATCAGCGTGGCCACCTTTGCCAGCACATCAGCAAATTTGCTCATAGCTGGCAGCAGCGCAGCGCCTATGGATTCTTTTGCCTCATCCATATTGTTGCGCATGATGGCCATTTTGCCTGCGGCAGTGTCTGCGGCTGCGGCTGCGCTGCCGCCTGTGGCCTGGGCCAGCTCACCCATGATGGCTGTCATATCGCCACTGGCTAGCACTGCCTTATCCATGCCTGGCACCAGCTTGCCCAGGCTGGCGGTATTGCCACCGTATGCCTTTGCCAGCGCGGCGCTGACTGATTCCACATCCTTACCTGTGGCGGCGCTGATATCCAGCGCGGCGCTCAGCGCATCCTGGCTAGTGGCTGCGTCACCTGTGGCGCGCAGCAGGTTTCCCATGGCTGGCCTGAGCTGGTCATCAGCCACACCTGTGGCTGCCGCCATTGCTGCAATGTGTTCCTCTACAGCAGCCACCTGAGCGTCAGTGGCGCCTGTCGTATTCTTTAGCGCGGTGCTCAGGATGGCCTGAGATTGCGCATCCTCAGCAGCGGCATTACCCATGGATATGGCAGCAGCAGCCACACCTGCGAGCGCGGCAGCCGCAGGCAGCGCAGCTTTCTGGATGCCAGCGCCCATTTTGCTGGCCTTACCTGCGGTGGCGTCTAGCCCTTTCTGCGCCTGGGTGGCGTCAGTGACAACCTTAATCAGCAGCTCAGCAGCGGCCATCTGGTGTCACCTGCGCTTCCTGTTGGCTTTCCTCATTGCATCCTGTTGCTGCCCCACTAGCAGCAGGATGGTTGCCAGCGTGGCGTCATCCGCATCCCACCAGTGGGGTGGCGGTATGCCTATCTCGTAAAGGTGCGCCAGCTCGCATATCAATCTGGCGCGGCTGCCGCGTGGGTAGGGTCCACTGTTGACCCAGCCTCAGGGTCATCCTCTGAGCCATCCAGATTGGCCACATTGAGGGTGGTTGCTTCCCATTCCTCATAGGTCAGGTCACGCGGTATGCGCCCCTCTCTGCGGCACCCATGCCAGGCAATGAAAGTGAGCCACTTAAATGGCGCATCCTTCACATCAGGCCACTTATGCCGCGCCCTGGTCATATCCCATGCGATTAGGTCAGGGTTGAGTGTCTGAATCTCAATCACCTCAGGCGCATCCATGCTGCCGCGCAGGATTTGCAGCCTAGGGCTGGTGATTGTGTAGTCAGCCATAGCTGCTCACTTTCCATGGATGGTGGCCACGGTGCGCTGCACATCGTCGCCATAGATGTTGACCACGCTGGTTTCCGTGGCCTCTAGCGCGTCCACTAGGAAGGGCTGAGCGCTGATGTTGCGAGCTGGCCACCCCCAGTGGATTGGCCCTGCGTAGGGCACCCCTGGCCCACCAGCGGTAACCGTTACCTCAGTGGCGCTGTGGTCAGCTCTCACGCTGGCTGCCAGGCGCCCTGACACAGCAGGCGCCTTACTGCGCGCCACCTGCGCCACATACGCGCCTGCCTTGCTGTGAGCGCTGGCCATATCTCCCAGGCTGTCAGCGGCAGCGCGCGCGCTCTGCTCTAGCTCGCGCGCGCCCTCCACTGACACCTGGCCTGGCATCAGGCATCCACAGATTCGCGCTGCTCACTGTCAGCAGCAAAAGCGCCGCCACCCACGCCATAGGTATAGACAGGGGTGCCAACGATCGTAAATTCGAAATCGCTGGTCAGGTCAGCGCCTGATTCGTCGGCACCAAAATCCAGAGGGTCAATGGTGAGTGTGCCTGTGGCAGTAGTGCCCACCTCACTGCTGGGGGTGAACACAAAAGCCTGCTGCGTGCCTGGCGCTGACTGGCTGAGCGCAAAGAATCCAGCAGCGTCAGCAACATCAGTATCCATATTGCCTGACAGCGCATAGGTGTAGGTCACGCTGCCTGGGCGCACATCGCCGCAGAGCTTAGTGGTGGCGTCACCCTCATCCTTATCCGCTGCAATCACAGCGTTATTGACTAGGCAGCTCACATCAATTTCAGTGCCAGTCTCACCAATGGTGAGCACCCCTGGCCCCAGCTTTGCAGTGGTATTGGGCAGCGTCATGGCGGTGGTTTCCTATCTCTAGCAGAGCGCCACTGTTACGCGCGCACTGATGCCTGGCATGGATGTGGCGTTATCAAATTGGATGTTGACTGGTCGCGCGTTATCCAGCTCGCCACACCTGGCCAGCGCGGCGCACAGAATCTCAATCAGCCCATCAGCGGTATCCACTGTCTCTGGCAGCCACCCAGCAGGCAGCACCACGCGCGCCTCATAGGTATGGGTCAGTGGTCTGCTGAGCTTCCCTGTGCCGTATCTGGATTCAGCCCACACCACCCACGCTGCGCCAGCCATGGGGGTATCAGGCAGGGTGGTTGTGACAGTGAGGCCAGGCACGGTGGCCAGTGCGTCTAGCACTGCCTGCCTGGTGTCTGACACAGCCACTGCGGTGGTGGTCATCAGGCCACCACTGGAATTAGGTAGCTGGATTCCAGGCGCGATACCTCAGCGTCCCAGGATTGCAGTGACACAGGTGACCATTCCGTGGCGTCGCCACCCACCATGCCTAGTGGCAGATTCTTTCTGGCCAGGTGGCACTGCACCCTGCGATACAGGGCACGCGCCAGGGGTGGCGGGTAAACCACCCCTGGCGTGGCGTCATCTGTGGGCAGCTCACACAGGCGCTGCTGAATAGCAGTCTCAGCAGTGAGGATGGCGTCCAAATCCTCATCTGAAACCTGAGCTGTAGACAGCCCTATCCACGCGCGCACCTCAGCCACTGTGGGCTGCCCATCCATTAGTGCTCAGCCCTTACCGTTACCGCTGCGCAGGGCCACAGGCGCGGTGCCAGCGGTCACCTCACACAGTGCAGCCGGGCGCGTCACCAGAGTCTTTGCGCGCCTTTCTGCGAGCGCGGTAAAGATATTCTCCACGAATGTGGAGCTGTGAGAGTCCGTGATGTAAAGGCTCACACCAGAGCGCACATAGTGCTGCACACCAGCGTTAAGGTCACCCACCGTGACAGTGCCAACAGGCTGGCTGCCAGACGCAATGAGAGACAGACCCCAATAGCTGCTGTTAACCGTTGGCCCCATCAGGGTGCCACCCAGAATGGCGATATCCAGGGCAGCCCAGTCAGCAGGGTTAATCAGCGCGTGGCGCGGGGTGTAACCAGCAGCCTGCACCGTGGCCATACCCACGCGGATACCGGCCATCAAATCGCCAGCGCCATCAGCGGTGGGGAGGGTGGCAGCGATAAGCGCAGCAGCCGCTAGCGCTTCCTCACGGATGAGCACCTCACGGCGCAGCTCACCGTTAATCAGGTCACGCACAGCAGGCGCATCCTCAATGAGCTGGCGCGTTAGCTGCGTCCACACAGCCACATTGTCAAGCGTGGCAGGGGTGACCACAGGCGCCCATTCAGCAGATGGCTTAGTGGCGCCCTCAGGGACCACATCAGCGCCGCCAGCCACCTTTGACCACACAATGGCATCCACGCTGTTCTGGGAAACAGTCACGGTTTGCATGGCATCCAGCAGAGGGGTGGGCACACCCCACGGCGTGGCATCCACAGACTGGCTGCCACCCTTCCACCCACCAGCCACTAGGTCACTGAGCGCAATGGGCAGAGCGCGCGTGGCAGGGTCATCAGCAATCATCACGCGCGAGCTGGTGCCGCGCCCTGGGTAGCTGGTGAATTGCTCACTGCGGATGAAAGCCTCACCCCAGCTCAGGCTGGGCTGCGCCTGGTCGCGCTGCTCAGTGCGCACGGTGGCGCGTGAGAGGCGCCCATCCAGTGCATCTGCCTGGTCGCGCGCCCCGTAGAGATTTACCAGCCGCTCAATCTGGGAATCCAGCGATGCGCTGCGCGTTTCCAGTGCCTTAAAGGCATCAGCGGTGGGGTCAAAATCGTCAGCCTCAGCCAGCGCAATGGCGGTATCTCGCGCCTGGTCGCGCTCAGCTCGGAGCTGGTCTAGCACCTGATCCTGGTTAGTGCCCATTGGTAGCGCCCTTCCTGACGCAGCGGGATGGTTTCTCTCCACTGCGCGGGACACGCTTTGGCTGCCTGTGTGCGCGGGGCCAGCTATTGCTGGCGGGGCGCGGCTGCCATGGTGCGGGGCGCTCTGATGGTTACCGTAAACCTGTGGTTATGCGTTACGCAATCGCAGGCGCGCTAGCCATTCCTCACGCAGCCTGTCTGTGGCCTCATCCCTGACGCTCAGCACAACAGCGCCGCGCCCATAGGCGCCATGGGGAACCAGTGCCACACCCAGCAGCCTGGCGCGCTTATGCCTGACCACCGTGTCATCACCTCTGCGCGTCACTGCCATATCTGCTGGCAGCGGCTGAAATTCCACAGATGCCTCATCTAGCACCCCATCGTGGGCCAGGGTTAGCAGGTCATCACCTGCGGCAGTGTGGGATACGCGCGCCCTGATGTAAACGCCATCAGCCCTATCCTCAACCAGCTCAGCGCCACCCACTATCTGGCCACCCACGGTGCTGTGCCCATGCCACAGCTTGACCCTGGCGGCATCCTTACTGGCGTTAGCAAAAGCGCGCGGCGCAAAGCTTTCCACCAGTGAGGGTGAGAGGCGCGTTTCCACCCCGTAGGGCACAGCCATCAGCTCAATGATTCTCTCATCAGCATTGAGCGCAGACACCGTGGCACTGCGCGTCTGGATGGGGGTGCGGTACAGGGGTGGCAGCTCAGTGGTCAGCAGCTCAGCCATGATGGGTCACCTAAAACTTTCCTGTGTTTAGGCGCTTTTGCAGCGCCTTGACTGCTGAGCTGGGCGCACTGAAATAGCCATCAATGTCAGTGCTCAGGTAGCGCTGTAGCGCCTCAATGGTGGCAGTGGTGCCTGATTCTGGGTAGCGCCCATCCTCATTGCTCTGGATGCCCTTACCGTCAACCACCAGCGTTTTGCCGTCGCCATCCTTTGCGCCTGCGGCATTCAGATGCTTTTGCACAGCAGTAACCAGCTCTGATGGCTTAGAGATATGGCCATCCACAGTGGTGCCCATGATGCTCTGCCACTTGCTGGTGGTGCCACTGCCCAACCACCCATCAATCTCTAGCGGCGCGTTAGGGTCAGGTGGGGTGCTGCCGCCACTGCCTGAGCTGTAGCGCCCATCTTTCATTTTGTTATAGATGCTGTTTCCTGGGCAGGCAGTGCTGACGAAATCACGGTGGCCACGCATGCTGGTGCCGACACCCCAGCCGCGCAGCTTTGCCACAGCGTCAGCAATACCGTTGTCTAGCACCGCAGGCTGGGGGTCATTCTCACCCACCAGCGCACAGACGCTGGGGTAATTGTGGTTAGCGTCAGAGGTGCCATTGGCGCCGCTGCCCTTACCCTTACCGCGCCCCTCAAAGATATAGCCATGCTCACAGACAGCCAGGTTATAAGCGATATCGCTCCACCCCTGGGTATCCATATGGTAATTCTGGATAGAGCGCATCAGGTTGTCACAGTCACTGTGTGGGCTGCTGCCCATCTCTGGCCCTTCCCAGTGCAGGCACACACCCTTACCGCTGCCAGTGAGACTGTTACCGCTGCCGCTGGGTGAGCGCGCACCCCACTGGCTGCGCGTCACATATGGGCTACTCAAAGGGACCACCCCTATTCAGTGCGTCGCCAAAATCTCTGATGCGAAACCTGCGCAGCTTGCCAGCGATGCGGCGCAGCAGCAGGAAACCTTTGCTGTGGTCAATGCCCTGGTTAGGCTCATCAGGCATCTGGTGCCCCTTCCTCTGGCGTGGCGGATTCTGTTGCGGCAGAGGGCTGCCCATCAGGCAGAGGCGGCAGACCCTCAGCCGCGCGCACCTCAGCCACCGTGACAATTCCGGCATCCAGCGCTGTCTGCCACGCGCTAAACCGTTCTGCTGGTGTCGGATTGGCAAAGCCATCTAGGTTGACCCGCACCGATTGGGTGCCAGGCATCAGCGCTGAGAGGGTGCCCTCTACTGCGGCAGTCCATGGGGCCAAACCAAAATCCTTATGGTTGGCCCAGGCATCACGCAGGTTGGTATATGTGGCGCTGTTCTGTAGGCCAGCGCCCAGGGTCATAGGGTCCAAACCAAAGCTGAAAGCCACATCAGCCAGGTTGAGGCGCTTAACACTGTCTAGGGCTGCGTCCACTGGTGAGAGCTGCAATGGCTGGAAATCGGTAGTGGCATTGAGCACTGCGATGCTGCGCCTGTCGCCACCGTGCGCCGCCATCCAGCCGCTGCGCAGCTTTACGGCAGCTTCCTGGGTCAGCCCTGGTGTCTGCACCTTTAGATACCCAGCAGGCACCCCTGTTCTAAAGGTGCCCTGCGCGTAGCTGTCAATCTGGGCAGCCAGGCCATAGACACCTGGCGACATTGCAAACACACCCTGACTGTTCCCATCAGCGTCCACTGGGCTATGCGGATTGCGCAGCACCACTAGGCGGTAACGCACAGGGCCAACCTGCGCGCGCCCATCCCTGTCAAATATCACGCGCTCACTGCCCTGGCTGTCACCCAGCACCCAGCACAGGGCGCCCCTATCGTCACGCTCAGTGCTCAGCAGCGAGCTGGGCACATTCCACATTGAGCCAGGCACAGGCTGCCCTGACGCATCCTCAGTGCAGAGGAATCCACCCACACCCCACCAGATGGCTGAGCGCAGCCATTCAGACCAAAACAGCGAGCGTGGGAGCTGGCGCACCTCAGGCAGCACCTGGCCTGGGTAGCGCGCGTCTGGGCGCAAAAGCATGGGGTCAGTCAGCCACCGTGGCTCATCAGCCTGCTGGGTGCCAGCCATCGCACGGAATGGGGCAGAGGTGATGGGGCCAGTAATCAGCGCGGTGGCACGGATGACAGCAGGCACAGCGCCTGCGGTGGCGCTGGCAAAGGGGCCATTAGGGCCAATGGGATAGGCGCCACCACCAGTGTCTATGCCATTCCACCAAAGGGGTGTGCCAGGTGGGAAGCCAGGCGGGTAGTCAGATGGGAAACCATCAGGGCTGTTAACCGTGAAATCCAGGCCAGTGCGCGCGTAGGTATTGCGTGCCTGGGTGCGGATAGTGCGTGATGCTCGCATGGGTCTGGGCGCTGCCTTTCAGCTATGCGCCCGGATGCGCTGACTATGCGCGCGCCCGTATGCACCCGCTATATCGCCACCCACCATAGGCGCGTTAGAACACTGCTGCAATCTCCACCCCAGCTACAGCGGCAGCCCACGCTGCCCAGGTGGCTGCCTTAACCACAGGCACTGGCCCTCTGCTGTGTTTCTGGTCTATTAGCTCGCGCCCATCCACAGTGCGCACCACCACCTGCTCTACCTGCTCAGCCAGCGCGGTGCCTGACAGCCTGACGCGCTGCTCTAGCACTAGGTCACGGAATAGGGCGCTGGCGCTCGCTGCGTCGCTCTGCCGCATATTCACTAGCTCTGCTGGGAATCCTGGCGGCATACGCGCTGCCACGCTCTGGTGGCACCACAGGCGCCCACCTGGCCACCGCTCACACCACTTGCGCGCCACCGTTAGCGCCGCCTCTAGGCCACCCTCTCCCCCATCAGTGACAACCACCACGCGCCCGTTAGCGTCCACCCAGGAAGCTGCCGCACCCCACGCGCGGTGGGTATCGCTCAGCTCAATGGCAACCTGAGCTGAGGCGCCAGCGCCAGGCGCCACCCTGGCCTGCGTTAGCGGCGCGAGCTGGTGAGCTGTCAGCCACGCATTCAGCGGCGCCCCATCATGCAAATCTGGCCAGATGTTTAGCCACTGCTGCTGCCACCCAGGGCGCCCTGCCTTATCCGCCAGGAAATCAGCGCGCTTAGGTGACCAATGAGCTGTGGCTATCCGCCAGGTGATTGGGTCCATAGGGTCAGCGTCAGGCGGCGCTGACCATTCAGCCAGCGAGCTGCGCCCACCTGGCTCAGCCAGCCTGCGCATGGCAGCCCTGCGGCGCTCAGGGAATAGCTGCGTGGCGCGCTTATGAGCTGTGGATATCAGCAGTAGCTGGCCACCCTCGCGCTCTACCAATGTTGGCTCTAGCCCATCGTCAACTATTCGCGCGTCCACCCACCATGCCTCATCCACGATGGCGAAACCTGCGCTGTAGCTGTAGACAGAATCGCGCCCACGGATGAGCCAGCGGCTGCCATCCACAGTCTCAATTTCCTCAGCGCCATGGGTGCCCCTGACCACTAGCCCCTGGTCGCTAGCCCATAGGCGCGCCTCTCTCTGCACCTCACGCGCCACCGCCAAATCTTTGGCGGTGTGCATCACTAGCTGCGCCTCACCAAACAGGTCAGCGCTGTGGATGCGCCATAGCGATTCCTCAGCCAGCCCCACAGATTTGCCCTGCTGGCGCGGGGTGGATTCCAGACGCGTGCCAATCAGCAGGCGCCCAGCAGCGTCATGCTGTAGGCCAGTCACCAGCCGCAGAATCTGGAAACCACGCAGCAGCTTTTGAGACTGCGGCACCCTGCTGTCAGCCAGGCGCCGCGCCTCAGCCCACGCCACCGCGCCCCAGCCATAGGTGCCCACCGCATCTGGGTGCGGCTGAGACAGCAAGCGTGGCCAGGTGAAAGCCTCATCACGCTCCCACCGCTCAATCAGTGGCGCTGCCCAGTCTGCCGCCTGCCATAGCGAATCTGGTTGCGGGAGTAGGGTATTGGACCACGCCTCATCAGGGGTACCTGAATACTGTTGTGCCGCAACCAAACTGACATACGCGCTTACGCTGCCGTCCTGGGGGTGGAGAGGGGAGGGATC